CCTCTCAACAGGTAAATCGACGGAGATGTCAATTATGCACAACAACCAATTCACTTGAAGTGGTAATGTTCCTTTTAGGTTGCAAATGCATTCAAACTAACTCTCTCCATCAGCAACGAGATCACGCCAACTCTTGAAAACACTCTTAGAATTGAAATCACCACAAGCAAATCTATCCATAACTTGTTCATAGGAAGGAAATGTTGAAAAATCAACATCAGTTAAATCATATTGAAGCTTCTTCTTTGTAACATATTGATCACGAAAGTCAAAAAGTTCACTTTCATCAACATTAGCAATAGCAAGTCCAGCCCAACCATGAGCAATTTGATAAGTAATAGGATTAGTGCCAGCAGAATAAGCGCAACAAATAGCTTTCTGCCACATAAGTGCAGGAGTGGTAACGATCTCAGAAGATATATAGAGCTTAGGAATTGTCTTTCTAGCATCACGAATGAAATACATTTCAACACAATTGTGGCGATCACACCAACGATGTCCAATAGAATATTTCAAGAAAGTTGGTGAATCACAAGTTTCACTCCAAAAAACAGTATTATGTATCTTAAAATTAGCTTCCTTAATAACCATATTAAAAAGATCTTTCCAGGTTTTAATATAAACTTGTTGATCAATTGACTTAAAGATCTGGCGATAAAACAATGAAACAGCATCATCACCATAAAAATTATAACGAATAAATCCAGACTTATAAACATGGATAATGTCAATTGAAGGAAACATAACTTGAATGACAACAAGCTGCATAACAAAGTTAACGATGGAATTAAAAATTGACGTGTCATAACGACCACTAGTCATAGTACCAATAATAATCCACCATCCAGAACCATCAGGAGCATTAACAACTTTAAAACCAACAGTTTCAATAACAATCTTCAACAACGCCAAGAACAAATCATGAACGAAATTTCCATTAGGAAGAAGATTTTCAAGATTCTTAAACAACATACGAATACCACCAAAAGTCTCCATAAGAATAAATGCCAATAAATGGAGATCATATTTAGAAAAATCACTTTCAAGAATTATCCAAAGACCAACAAGCTCAGATTGTAATTTAGCCATTTCAATAACATAATTAGCTTTCTTAATGCCCTTTAAACGCTTCTTTAAAACATTATACAACTCCATAAAGAAAGAAGTTGCAGCACCAAAATGAAATTTCATACCAATTTTAATAGGCATGGGATTAACAGAATCACCAATACCACAGATACGAGACAATGGATAAAACAGAGGCTTTATTATGTATATCAATTCACCATTAGCAATGAAAAAGAACCGTTCACCTTCCTCATAGACAAATTGACCAAGAGAAGAATCCCATGAACCAGGCTTAACTTCAACCTTATCAGCAAGAACACTAGAATCACCCAATAAAGGTTTCAACTCAGAAACAATAGAATCAAAGTCCCATTTAGTTGAATTCTTCAATTTTGATATTTGATGCATTATATTAGCTTTGAGAGCAGGCATGACATCACCCTTCAATGGTTTCTTTCTCGAACAATTATAATAAGCACCACATGCAGAATCATCACGTATAGTAGCACAAAAAGTTCTAGAATCAGTGAAATCAATAAGATCGATTTCACCAGTACGGGATTTCCAAAAATCACCCCATACATAACCAATAGAACGTTTAATCATTCCTATAAGATCTAATGTATACTTAGGATGAATAACTTGAGAATTCAAATGAGACAAGTGCTTAGCCATACCAGGGACAGAACAACCAGAAACTGTAGAATGATGAAAAGCTGAATAACCATTAGGATAATCAAGAAGATAGGATCCATCAATCTCTTTGCCCATAAAATAATGCTTGCAACGCTGAACGCAAGGAATTGCCTTATTATTTTGTTGATTTGCAAGCTTACGCTCGTAACAAACAAAACATATAGCACTCTGACAAAGATAATCACACTCAAGATCATAAACAGAAACTTCATTGAAAATATCATGATCACGAACGAAATGATTAGAACATGGAACAACAAAATCCTTCTTTTCCAAGCACACTGAACATTCATAATCCTTGCGAATAGGAATTTTACTTTGAACCGCAATACACTTCAAAACAGGAGCAAGAATAATTGGAACCTTAAAAGTACTAGTTTTCAAAGAAACACCACCACAATGAGGATAGCATTTATAAACAATAGAACTAGTTTCCAACAAATCACGACAAGCAAGATTAAGAATTTCATCACCATTAAGATTAGATGACATTTCAA